TGTGACTTGCCTCCATTGAATCTCGAGAGGGGGTCACATATTCTGCATTGTCTGAGAGTTGTAGGTTGTTGTTGTTTCACGATCGCTTTCTATCCAAATGAAACCAATTGAAGGATGACATTCGTGTCAGATTTGTTGGTAGATGGATAGGGGTTGTTGCAGAGGAAACTAATTGAAGGAGCGCACTTGTGCGTGATTTGTTAGTAGATGCACAACTTGCTTTCACAGGCGTGTCAAGGCGCTTACATGAGGTCTTTCCTTGTGACTTGACTATCGTTTGCCGGAGAATACGGCTCCCCAAAACACCATGAAATTCTTAAATTTAAATTTTGTTTTGATAGCTGCAGTGATCGCCTCATCAGTGATTGTTGCTCAGCTTGGTTCTGACCCTTATGATGCAATTTGGTTGCATCTCACAGCACTTACCATCGATTTGTCTCTTGCATGCTGGTTGGTACTGTGGCGAAAGCGTCCTACGTTTCGCATGTTCTGTCTCGTTCACTTCTTCATATCAATGCTGCATCTGTGTGCTCACGCTCTGGAATTAGGGGGTGTGGTTGCTTCAACACTAGTTAGTTTACTTTCAAAACGCACTGATATTGATCTTTTGTTGCTGATTAGCCTTGTAATCGGCCGTGTGATTAAAGAGCGCATTCCTGTCAAACAGTCCCGTTTGGATCCAAAATACACCATTAAGTGGAGACGCACTAAGGGTTTGACCCTTGCTCAGCGTTTTGTGACTTCTCAAAGTTTGGTGCAAGAAAAACGTGACTATGCTGAAACCGAGTATGCTGCTGAACTTGTGCTTGCTCAAACTAAGGCCCAAGTTTTGGTACCCGCTCCTGTTGCTGCTCCACAACCAGCAAATAGGTTTCAAGCCAGAGGCGCTCAGCCGGTTGTTGCTATTCCACCACCACCGGTTAATCGAGCCAGAAAATCCACTGACATTAAGCTCGGCGAGTTCGACTCCGATTTGCGTAACGCTGCATACATGACACAACCTCTACTGTTGAAAGCTCCACACTTCTCGGTATGGAAGATGCAAGTTACAGATAATCGTCCTCCCTTTGCCACTAAGAATCTACGTCTCCAAGTTTGCGATGAATTGGTGTCTGCGTGTGTGTCTGACGCCCACCTTGGTCTGCTTGAAACTACTCCTGATTTTTTCCGTCGCACTGCATATACTTATGCCGGTTTGAACATCCCGTATGACTTAGATTCAAAAATTCGTGACAATAGTGCTGCCGCAGCTTATTGGACAAACCTTAAAAGACAAGATAAATGGAATGCAATGATTGAGAAACCATTATATGTGCCCCAATACAGTTGGTCAAATTTGATGTTGAGTTTGGTGATTCGATCTGTGACTTTGAGTGTTGCTTGGTTTACAAATTTTCAAGTTGGTTATACAGCCATTAATCTGGCTGTCCTCATTGGTGCCCTGCGATCTGAGGGCACCACCTTGTCTTTTTAAAGCGCCCTTGGGTGGAAACCCTCAAGGGCGCGATGTTCCGGGAATCGTGGTTGGCCGTGTATGGGTATCGATTTGGTCGGTATCCAGGCGGCCGCGCGATTGGTGCAGCTATGAAAGTTGGTTCTGAGCTGCTTGCCTCTTCTTCCTATCTAACACCACTGCGTGTATGTGCCAGACAAATTGGGCCAGTACTTCATGATTTTGTGTTTTGCTCGCCCGATCCCAAAGATGTTTCAAATATAATTTGGGGTTGTCGTGAGCGTGTTTTAATTTCACCACCAGAAAGAGATAGGAATTTAGTTGCTCCCTTTAAGCGCTTTGTGCGTGATTGGTTGAAGCAAAACATTGTTGTGACGGGGTCACCGAAATCTTTCGAGGATTGGCTCGAAAATACCCGATACACAATGGTTAGAAAGAGGCAACTACGTGAAGCGTGGTTGAAAGGCGAACAAAGGCAGAAATGGCATCGATGCAAGTCCTTCATTAAGCGGGAATTTTATCCGCTGTTTAAGCCACCTAGAACTATTAACAGTCGTGTTGACAATTACAAAGCGTTTGCCGGTCCTTGGTTTCATTGGATTGAGAAATGTGTGATTGGTCAGTCGAAATATTTCGTTAAAGGGATGACTGTTCAGGAGCGTATTGCGCACGTTCGACAACAAGTGCATGGACAATATGTGTACGTTTCTGATTTTTCTAGGTTTGAATCACAGATGACTCGTGAGACAATGGAGATCTGTGAGATGGTGCTTTATCGCCATTTTGGAATGCCTGAATATCTGCTTTTGCCTTTGATCGGGATGAACGAATTGAGATTCCAAGGAGTCCGAGCGAAAGTGTTAGCCACAAGGATGTCAGGAGATATGTGTACATCCTTGGGGAATAGTTTTACGAACTTGATGGTTAATTTGTTTGTTGCTAACATGTTAGGTGCTGAGATCACTGGTGTGGTTGAAGGGGACGATGGGTTGTTTGGTACGACCATCGTCCCAAATGAGAGTGTTTACACGTCGTTAGGGTTTAAGATGTCTGTGAAGTCAGTTTCAAACGTTGGCTGCGCAGGCTTTTGTAGCTCTTGGTGGGACGCTGAAGGCGTTCCATTGTTGGATGTACGACGTGTGTTGGGCCGTGTTGGATGGTCATTCAGTTGTCCACCACGTGCTAAACCCTCTTTTCGACAAGCTTTGTTGAACGCTAAGATTGAGAGTATGTGTGAATTGAGCAATTGTACTCCCATACTCTGGAAGCTGTCTAAATACCACAAGGGAAAGGGTCTCGCACGAGCTGATGGTTATAAAATTTTTGGTGATCAAGCATGGATTGAAACTTCTGGTCACATAGATTTTTATGAACCTACCATGATTCAAAGGTTGTTTGTCGCACAAAATCAAGGCATATCAATTACAGATCAGTT